GCGACGCCGCTACGTCCGGTCTTGCCATGTTTATCAACTCCCCGACTCTAGCCGTTACCAGCGAGTCGAAGGCGCTCTTGGCATCCATCGAGTTTCCACTCATGATTCCATTGACTACGTCTGCCGCAGTTACTTCATTGTCCATGATAACTATCTCCTGTCTTCTTTATTTATCAAAAGCTCTTTACTCTGTCTGAGGCGGCGTGCCTGGAGGCAGAGGGGTCATCTCGGGAGTCTCCTGCTTGATCAGAGCGTCCTCGTTCTTGATGTCGTCGTCGGTCTGCTTGAACACGTTCTTCCTGACCCACTCGTTCGAGAAGTACTTTCCGATGTAGGTCTGTATCCCATCGGCGATCGCGATTCTCTCCTTGAGGATGTCGTTGTCTTTGAGCTCGCCGAAGAAGTTGTCGTTAGCGAAGTCAAAGCCGATCTTGTACTGCAGATCCGGCCAGTCCTCTGGAGTGATCACGTTCTTAAGGATTAGCTGCTTTTCGAGAGCCTTAAGGAACAGGATCGAGAACCTCTTTCTCAGCCTAGAGATGAACTTGGTGAACTTCACCTCGTCTCGAGAGATCTCGCTGGTCCTACCCATGTTGAACCCAGTCTCAGTCTCAAGACGACTAACTGGAACGTTGAGGGCGTTGTAAAGCTTCTTTCTGAAGTACTTAACGTCCTCGAGCTCACCTAGGTTCTGCCCGCCTGGAAGAGTCTGGATCTCGGTTCCCCTGTTGCCGTCGCGACGAGGGAGCCAGTAGTCCTCCATCATGGTCATGAACTTACGATCGTCCCTGATCTCACCGGTGCTGGCGTCGTAGATCAGTCGGTTCTTGTGCTTGACCATCATGTCACGAAGATACTGCTCGGCCTTCATCTTAGGAAGGTTACCGACGTCGATGTAGAATATCCTGCGCTCCGGAGCTCGAGACATCCTGTAGATGACCGTCGCGTCCTCTAGGGTCCTGAGCTGGTTGAGCGGCTTGATCGCCTTATGTAGGTACGACAGTACGACCATGTTGTTCTGGTCTGTGAGGCCCGAAGTAACGCTTAGTATCGAGTCTCTGGCGATCCTGAGACCCTGAGTGCTGCTGTGGTCACCTTGAGTAAGAGCCACGGAACCCTTGCCAAAGCCCCTGTCGTTGTAGATGTAGAACTCTTCCTTGACCTTCTTCATAGTGGCCGCGCCCTTGCGCTTCGCCTCTACCTGTCTGATCTTCTTAATCTTTCTTGGGTCAAGGTACCTGAGCTCCTTGATTCCGTCCATCGGGTTGTCAGGATCTATCAGTATGTGATAGTTCAACCGACCGTCGATGTACCAACGCTTGAACAACTCGTACGCAGTGCTGTCAAAGTTGAGAAGTTTCTTGATCTCGTCAAACTCGTCTTTGATGATCTCCTTGATGTTCTCAGGGACCTCGACGGTGTCTAGGTTGATCGTGACTATCTCGTCCTCGTCAGTTATGATGGCGTCGTTGACGATGTCGTCGATCGCGCTCTCACACTCCGGCTGAAGCGACATCTCGCGGTAGCGGGTGATCAGGTCGTTCTCATTCTTCGTCGTACCCTCGAGGTCTACGTACGTACCGTAGTAGCCACCGGCAGCGACGACTACCGCGCCGTCGTCCTCGACGGGCGGCGCGAACGACAGAGGTTGCTTCTCCTCGTCGCTCTTCTTAACAATCTTAAAGCCGAACAGATCCATGATGATTTCCTAATAGTATAGAGGGGCTATATACATTTATAGCCCCTCCATTGAGTCACTTATTATACTGGACCAGGGATCCCGGTGATTCCACCGATGACCTCAAAGCTGTCGTACTGCCAGGTCACCTGGAACTCCTCGATCGTGTCGACCGACTCCCAAGAGAGATCGATCGGCGCGAGAGTCTGAGGGTAGATCCCGTTGAACTGGTAGATGCGAAGCACGTCGCCGGTCTTTCCGAACTGAGTAACAGTCGCCTGAGACTTGTACAGAAGAGGCGACGGGTTAGCCAGCTCGCGGAGGTTGGACTCCGGCGACTGTATGGTGTTGATCCACTGCTCGAGGGCGTTCCTGATCAGGAAGTCCTCGTCGTTGATGATAGTGGTAGTCCACTCGGCGAACGTTCTGTCGCCTGCCAGCTTGATCTTGCGGCCGAAGTAAGGTACCTCGATGAGACCGATGTTTGACTCAGGCAGGGTAGTCGCCTTTGCCATGAACGGTACCTTGAGGTCAGCTGCCGGGTTGATCGGGTTAGTGATCGCCACCTGAAACAGGTTGGGGCGAGCACCACCGAAGGTAAGCTGGCTTCTGATGTCGTTAATGCTGAAAGCCATTATTCCCTCCTATTAGAACCTGCCGACGACTTCTTCAAACTGCACGCCCGTCCTCACAGCCACAAAGTTAAGCTGAATGAAGTTGATGGAGCGAGCAGGCTTGATATAGATGTCGCCAATGAACTCGTTGCGGTCGATGACCTCAGGGGTGTTGTTGGTCGTGTCGCAGACCACCTTGAAGTCATAGATACCGCGCCTTCCCTGCACGTCGCGAAGGAACGGCTCAACCAGGTTCTTGAAGGTCGCCCTGGTGAACTCGTCGTTGAACTCGAACAGGGTGAACTTAGCAGAAGTCGCGATAGACTTCTCAAGAACGATGAAGAGACGGCGGACGTTGATCCTGTCGAAAGCCGACGGCTTGGCCAGGAGAGTCTTGTCTCCGTAGAGAATGGTGCCCTGACCAGGGAAGGTGACGACCGGGTTGATGCCCTTCTTGTAGAGGACGTCGCGGTCGGCCTTGTCTGGATTGTAGGCCAGACGAACCACGTTCTTGATCTGACCGCGGTTGAAGCCGGCCGGTGAGAACCAAGGGTCGCGGAGGTCGTCGGTACGAACGCAGAGACCGGCGGTGTCGCCGTTCAGAGGTACGTAGCGATACTTGTCGTTGTAGCGGTCGTACATGTACTTGTAGCCGCTGTCCATGACCGCGTATGAGGTCGAGCGAAGTCCGTCGCGGAAAGCAACGAGAGCCTCGACTTCCTCACCGACGTTGTTGACCACGTCGTTAACGTCAGGAGATACGAACACCACGCAGTCCCTGCGGAACTCAGCGATGTTGTCGATGAGGTAGTTGGCTACCTGTTCTCCGTTGGTGCCTCCGATCGCCTTACCAGCCAGAACTAGACTGATGTCGACGTCCTCAGCTGACTTGAACTGGTCGTAGGCATTGGCGAGAGCAGACACCGAGATCGCAGTCTCAGACACACCGTCGGTGCCGTCAGACATGACTGCCGAGAGAGGCTTGGTGTTTGTTGAAGCCGTAAGAGCGGCAGCAGTGCCTGTAGCCGACCCAGACCTGTTAGATCCAGCGTAGAGGTATCTTGAACCGTTCTTGAGAACTTCTTTATAGTAAAGGGTTCCACCCTGCTCCGACTTAGCGTCGGTAGCGCGAGAGAGACCTTCCCAAGCCTCAAGGATAGTGCCCTTGATACCTGTCCACTTGCCGTCAGCATCGACGACAACGATGTGCATCTCGTCCTTGACGGTGCTGGTAGTGTTGTTCTGTATGTAAGCCGACTGTCCTGGAGGGGCGTCGACGGTGTTGTAGAACTCCCAGTAGCGAATGAACTTGTCGTTCATCGTGACGTTGCCGGACAGACCGAATATGTTCTCACAGTTGATGATCGCTGTGATAGCGGTAGCAGTGTTTGAAGCCGGAACCGTGTTCAGAGCCTTGATCTTCATGTCCTGATAGCCGACAGTCGAGTCACCGACGCGGATGTAGTCACCTACGGTAAGCTTGGTCAGAAGGGTCTGGTAGTCCGTGTTAGCAGTAGTGCTGCTTGTGCTACTGATGACGACGGTTAGGTTCGCGCTTCCGACCGTACCAGTAACCTGCAAGATGCTGTTGGCGTCTGCAAAGATGCCGTTTGCTACTGGAACCGTACCGTCGCCGGCGGCAGTAGAGTCGCCAACTACTGATACCGTAGAAGTCGTGTCTCCAAAGATGAGGCTGTGGTATGCTGCCTCACTGTCGATGACCGAGACCTTGAGAGAGTTACCGAGGGCGCCTGCGTACTTAGCGTAGAAAGTGACGTTGGCGTCCGGGGTGAACGTCTCGAAGGCTACCTTGTTCTTGATCTGGACAGAGGTAGCGGTACCAGCGGTGTTTGCCCTAGCGTTGTAGGCGTTGGACGCCGCGGCGCGAGAGACGTACAGCTTGTTACCGTAGGCTAGGAACGATGCTGCAGTGAAGAAGGTCTCGTAGTTGTTGTCGTCCGGCTTGCCGTACGAGCGGACGAGCTCATCCTCGTTGCTTATTAGTTGGCGGTCTTCGATTGGACCCCAGCGAAAGACACCCGCGATACCACCCTCTGTGGTGGATACTGCAGGGACGATCGTAGTAAGGTCAATCTCAGAGACATTTACGCCCGGTGAAACCTGAAATGGCATTGTGATCTCCTTTTATGATAAGAACGTTTTCAATTCTTTTCTTACTCGTTTATTTATCAATTGGTAGAATTATAGGAGGAGATCCCTATCAAAGCTATTGGAGTCAATGATTCTGTACCCGTTGTCATCCTGGTACTCGTCCCGGCCGTCCTCGATCATTCCAAACGGTGTCAATTGTTCCTCTATAAATCTCTCATTGTCTAGCGCTATGTGCTTCCTGTAGTCTAGGCTAGTCAGGTCCCTGAAGTACTGCTGGTTAGCCAGCCACGAGAACAGGACCAGACACATGACCAAGTCGTCATGTTTCCCCTCTTCGGCCTGGAAGGAGGAGTTTACGGCTATGAAGGAGGCCAGCTCCTGTATGGTGTCGTAGTCCGGTATGAACAGCTTGTTGTTCTCGACCAGGGACTTGAAGTTAGAGCAGCCGACTTTCTTGACCGTGGCCGTGGTCTTTACTCCTAAGCGGGTCTTTCTTCCACCCTCCGAGTTGGCCCTTACGCCCACCTTTGGGTTAGGCTGGGTCATGACAACGTTCTCGTACTCGAACTCCATGTAGAGCATGTCGACGATCTGCTGGCCGTTGTCGTTGACCTCCACCAAGACGTAGGCGTCGTTGTAGTGCCGACACGTATTTATGATGAGGGTCGGAAACAGTACCGGCTCCATCATGTTGTCCCTGAACTTGGCCACCATCTTGTACGGGAACTCGGTGACGTCGACTATGACGAAGGCCGAGTAGTCCAGTCCCACCCCTCGACTGGTGTCGGCGGCGCAGACGTAGGTGTGGTCCTTCTTAGCCCTCTCGTATATGTCTAGCCCGTTCTTCGACTCGATCGGAGGGTAGAAAACCATCTTAGAGAGATAAGATCATGAGATGAGGGTGTTGGTCGATCCGAGGAACTCGCACTCGAACTCCTGCTTGAACTGCTGCTCGCTGGTGTTCCTGATCATCTCGTCTCGCCAGGCCTCGTCGCGACCTGGGACGTCTGACCAGTGGACGTCTACCCTGACGTAGGTGTTCCTGTCGTGCTCCGAGTCTACCCAGAGCTTGTGGAACAAGTCCATGCCATTGGGGGTAGAGGTGATCACCACCTTACTGGTCTGACCGGACGAGATGGTCGGGAAGGTCGAGGCGAAGAACTGGTCCTGGATGTTCCTGGGTACGAACGCGAACTCGTCGAGGTACACCATGTTGTAGGACTGTCCACGGATGGCGCTCGAGGAGGTGGACGAGGCCATTATCTTCGAGCCGTTCTCGAGGACTATGTTGCTCTTGTTCCACTCGACGATGCCCTGCTGCAGCCACTTAGGAAGCCACTCGTAGGCCAGCTGGACGCGACCTAAGATCTCCCTGGACTGCTTCTCCTTG